CCGTTATCTCAGTAGCGTCTATCATTGCGGCTGTAACACCTACGCCTAAAGACGACGTATGGATAGCTAAGCTGTACCGTTTCATTGACATTATGGCTATTAACATTGGCAAGGCAAAGCAGTAACTAACTAAGGAGACGTATGATGGCTAAAGACGAAAAGAAAACCATCACTGTCAACGATGTAGAACACAACATTGATGACTTAAATGAACAGCAGATTGCTATGGTTAATCACATCACTGATCTGGACCGGAAGCTATCAAACGCACGTTTTAACGTAGATCAGCTTGCGTTCGGGCGTGAGGCGTTTGTAAGCGCACTGGCAAAATCTTTAGAGCAAAACGAGAGCGAGTGATATGATCACCCTCATAAAGCTCTACTTTTTATGGGGGTATTCCTTGTGAATTTAGCAGAGAAAGCACTTGAAAAATTAGCGCATCACGAACAACTCTGCGAGGAGCGTTTGAAGCGTCTCGATGAGAAAATCGACGCGGCTCACAAAGACATAGCCAGCAACAGGACAGCGGTATTCGCCCTGTACCCATTTATTTTCGGAGCTGTGGTATTCGCTCAATGGATAAAGTAAGGCTATGGATATCAACGACTCTACCGATATCACCATACCGATACGGAACCTGATTGCGATGGTCGTCGCCACGTCTATCGCGACGATGGCGTACTTCGGCATACAAGAGCGTCTGAACACCATAGAACACTCGCTAGACAAGTCTCAGATGGAGATAGAGCGAAACACCGAGTTTCGGATACTGTGGCCTAGAGGCGAATTGGGAAGCCTTCCTGACGATGCGAGGCAGGATATGTTGATTGAAGGCGTTCAACTTGACGTGCAAGACCTCAGAAAGATGCAGGACGAGGTGCGCGACTTAACGATTCGTATAGGGACTATGGAGTCACTCTACGCAACGGAGCAGGAATGATGGCGATAGATTTTACAAGCCTGCTAGAACTCATGGAGTATTTCGCATGAATTTTGACAAACTAAAAGGCATTATTGGCGGCTTAGCTCCGACACTCGGGTCGGCCCTTGGTGGTCCGGTGGGTGGTGCGGCGGCATCCATGTTGGCTGACGTGTTGGGTTGTGACCCTGTGCCTGCCAAGCTCGAAAAGGCTATTGCTCAAGCCTCACCTGAGCAGATTGCTGAAATCAAGAAAGCTGAACTTAACTTTGAAGCGAGAATGAAGGAGCTAGACGTTGACATCTTCGCACTGGAAGCACAAGACAAACAAGATGCCAGAGCAACCTTTGCGGAAGACTGGACCGCACGAGCCATCGCCCTTATCAGCGTTGCTCTTTTTGGCGGTTATGTCCTCCTCGTTACTATACAGCCTCCTGACGCAAACGACGACGGGATAGTCAATCTGGTTCTCGGATACCTCGGTGGAATTGTGTCTTCTGTGGTAAGTTTTTACTTTGGTGCGAGTCAAAAGGGTAACAAATAGAGGCGTATAATACGCGCTCCTAAAATCGGAGCGCGCCATGAAATCCTCTTTTGTATGCACATTTTGCAACTTTTTGCTTTCTGCTAGTTGCTTCTGTTTGCCGGTTGCCATTATTCTTTTAGCCAGTCAATAGACTGGAGTGAGTATGAGACTGAACGGCGAAGTCGAGTCTATGCTCGACAGCCCCTGTGTGGGATGGTGTTCGGTGCGTCAATTTGGTGATAAATACTGCAAGGGTTGCGGTCGCGCCGAATGGGAAATTAAAGACTGGAAGCGGTTGCCAGCGATCTATCGTCGCCTGCGCGTTATTGGGTTGGCTGAGGAGGGCTATAACTTGCGTCACCTCACGAAACCCGGCTGGCGGCCAAAACTCAAAACAATCACAGAGACCGCTAATGAGTAAGCTAGTTGCACAATTAAAGCGTCATGAGGGCGTGAAGAGTCACGCGTATAAGTGCACTGCGAACATGATCACCGTGGGCGTAGGCCGTAATATTGACGAAAACGGCGGTATTGGGCTGTCTGACGACGAGATCAACTACCTGCTGGAAAACGACATTAAGCGGTGCAAGCAGGAACTCATATCTTTGTCGTGGTTCACAGACCTCGATTCGGTGCGTCAGGATGCGTTGGTGAACCTCTGTTTTAACCTTGGCTTGACTCGCCTGATGGGTTTTAAGAACGCTATGGCGGCTATGGCTGAAGGTGATTACGAGAGAGCGGCTGATGAGTTTTATGACTCACGCTGGGCCAAGCAAGTAAAGTCACGAGCCGATGAAGTCTGTGAGATGGTCCGTACAGGTCGATACCCTGAGTAGGCACTATGACGAATGCGCTTCTCAAGGACTTTGATGTCCTGAGCCGACAGGAACAACAAGAGGCGCTTGCGCTTCTCGACCGATACAAACGACTCGACAAACAAGACTCTTGTCAAAAAGATTTTATTCGCTTCGTGAAGAGCCAGTGGCCTGATTTTGTTGAAGGCAGGCACCACAAAATTATCGGCGAAAAGTTCAATAAGATTGCGCAGGGCAAGCTAAAACGCTTGATCGTATGCCTGCCGCCACGACACACCAAATCAGAGTTTGCATCGACCTTTTTTCCTGCATGGATGATGGGCCTTCGTGGCAACCTCAAGATCATTCAAACAACGCACACCGCAGAGCTGGCCGTGCGCTTCGGACGTCGCGTCAGAAACATCATTGACTCTGATGACTATAAACAAGTTTTCCCGAGTTTGAAGCTACAGGCTGATAACAAGTCAGCAGGTAGGTGGACTACAAATCAGGGGGGTGAATCCTTCTACGCAGGTGTGGGCGGCGCGATTACGGGTCGTGGTGCAGACCTGCTGATCATCGATGACCCTGTATCGGAGCAAGACGCCCTGAGCCCTACCGCCATGGATTCTGTGTACGAGTGGTACACCTCTGGTCCTCGTCAGCGTCTACAGCCGGGCGGCATCATTGTTATCGTTATGACACGATGGTCTACAAAAGACCTCGTGGGCAAGGTACTTAAGAAACAGGGAGATGATCACGCCGACCAATGGGAAGTAGTTGAGTTCCCAGCGATCATGCCTGAATCTGAAGAGCCGCTATGGCCTGAGTATTGGAAAAAAGAAGAACTGCTGTCGGTGAAAGCGTCACTGCCTATTGCCAAGTGGAATGCGCAGTGGATGCAGAATCCGACAGCGGAAGAAGGATCGATCGTCAAGCGTGAGTGGTGGAATACGTGGGATGAGGACTATGTCCCGCAGTATGAATATGTCATTCAGAGCTACGACACGGCGTTCTCTAAAAAAGAAACTGCTGACTACTCGGCTATCACTACGTGGGCCGTGTTTAAACCAAGAGACGGCGATCCTGATCAAATAATCTTGCTTGACGCGAAGCGCGTCCGCGTTGACTTCCCTGAGCTTAAAAAGCTTGCGTGGGATGAATACAAATACTGGGAGCCAGACTGTGTCCTTATCGAGGCCAAAGCATCTGGTACGCCATTGACGCAAGAACTGCGTCGTATGGGTATTCCGGTAACAGCCTATACGCCGAGCCGAGGGCAAGATAAGATTGCAAGAATGAATTCTGTCGCTCCGATATTTGAGTCTGGTATGGTGTGGGCGCCGGAGACACAATTTGCAGAAGAGGTGATCGAGGAAATGGCCTCGTTCCCCTACGGCGATCACGATGACTTTTGTGACTCGTCGACCATGGCGTTGATGAGATTTAGGCAAGGTGGCTTCCTATCTCTCGACAACGACAATATCGAGGAGATCAAGCCCATGAGGCGTGACAGGAAGGTGTATTACTAATGGCTATTGAAAAGCGCGAGTTAGGCACTCAAAACGACCCAGACGTAATACCAATGGGTTCAGCCATGGAAGTGACGCCCGAGCCTACAAGGGCGGATCAAATCCGTGATGCGGCAGAGATACTGGTCACCGAGCAAGACATCCTTGTCGATGACGAAATTGACGCGCCGGTAGAAATGGAGACGGGTGTACCGTTTGACTCTAACCTTGCTGAGTTTCTTGTCGACAGTGATTTGATGCGTGTTGCGAAAGACGCGCTGTCATCGATTGAGGCTGACAAGGAGTCTCGTGCGGATTGGGAAAAGACGTATGTCGACGGTCTTAAGTACCTTGGCATGAAGTTTGATGACTCGCGTAGCTCACCTTTTCAGGGCTCTACCGGCGTCATTCACCCCATACTTGCTGAGGCAGTCACCCAGTTTCAAGCGCAAGCTTACAAGGAAATGTTGCCTGCAAAGGGACCGGTTAAGACCGAGATCATTGGCGCTCGAACCCCAGAGGTAGAGGCGCAGGCCTCGCGGGTAGAGGAGTTTATGAACTTTTACATCATGAATGTGATGCAGGAGTTTGATCCAGAACTTGACATGATGCTGTTCTACTTGCCATTAGCAGGCTCGGCTTTTAAGAAGGTGTACTACGACACTGCCTACCAAAAGGCTATGAGCAAGTTCATTCAGCCACAGGACCTCATTGTGCCTTACGAGGCAACCGATATTTTCACAGCAGAGCGTGTGACTCACGTTTTGCAGATGTCCAAAAACGAGATACGCAAGCAACAGCTCAGCGGCTTTTACCGCGATGTTGAATTGACTGGTGGTAACTACAGCCTGAACCGCGATGAAATTGAAGAGCAAATCGATGAAATAGAAGGGGTAGAGCCCAGCTACAGCAACGATCGTGATCACACGGTTTATGAAGTGCATACGGTGCTTGATCTGCCCGGCTATGAGGATCTGGACGCTGACGGTAAGCCCACCGGCCTCAAACTGCCTTACATCATGACAATCGACGAGTCATCTCAACGTGTTTTGGCAATTCGCCGGAACTACCTTGAGAATGATCCGCTTAAGCAAAAGATCAATTACTTTGTTCAGTATAAGTTCCTGCCCGGCCTTGGCTTTTATGGCCTCGGTCTAAGTCACATGATTGGCGGCCTAGCGAAGGCATCGACGTCTATTTTACGTCAGTTAATCGATGCAGGTACGCTCGCGAACCTACCTGCTGGCTTCAAGGCTCGTGGTATGCGCATCCGTGATGAGGATGATCCACTACAGCCGGGTGAGTTTAGAGACATTGACACGACCGGCGGCAGTCTCAAAGAGAACTTGATTCCGCTACCCATTAAGGAGCCCAGCAACGTCTTGATGCAGTTGCTTGGATTATTAGTGGATTCAGGAAAGCGGTTCGCGTCTATTGCCGATATGAATGTCGGCGACATGAATCAAGCGATGCCCGTAGGAACGACTGTAGCGCTGTTAGAGCGCGGCACGAAGGTTATGTCAGCTATCCACAAGCGTTTGCATTATAGCCAGCGTGTGGAGTTTCAGCTCCTTGCAAAGGTGTTTGCAGATTACCTACCGCCGTCTTATCCCTACCTGACGGGATCGGGGCCGCAAGAAGTCAAGATTCAGGATTTTGATGGTCGCGTTGATATTATCCCAGTTAGCGATCCGAACATATTTAGCCAGAGCCAGCGGATTACCATGGCTCAAGAGCTATTGCAGTTGGTGCAGTCAAATCCCCAAATACACGGACCACAGGGGATGTATGAGGCATACCGGCGTATGTACGCGGCGCTGGGTATCGACAATGTGGAAGGACTGCTTCAGCCTCCTGCACCACCCCCCACTCCTATGCCAATCGATGCTGGCACGGAAAACTCTGGCTTTATGATGGGAGCGCCAGCACAGGCATTTCCTCAGCAGAACCATCAAGCGCACGTTGACGCGCATCGCAGTTTGTTTTTGACCGATATTGTGAAAAGCACAGCACCACTGCAAGGCGGTATTATTGCTCACATGATGCAACACTTGCAGTTTATGGCGACTGAGATGGCGCAAGAGCAATTACCAGAAGAGCTACGTGCTCAGATGGATCAGCTCAATCAAGCCGTTGCGTCGGGTCAGGTACCACAAGAGCAGGTGCAACCGATGCAACAACAGATGAATGATATGACCGAGCAATACTCAGCGCCGATATTGGCACAGCTCACACAGGAGTTGTTGATGAGCATTGGTCAAGGTAGCGATGAAGATCCGCTTGTAGAGATCCGTAAGCGTGAGCTTGAATTACGAGACAAAGAGATAGATGTAGATCAAGCGCAGTTTGAAGCGAAAGAGCAAGCTCGCAGGGATGAGAAGCTACTTGAAACAGAGATAGCACGTCAGCGTATCAATACACAGCGCGATATCAATGACGAGAAAATGGATTTAGCAATACAGCGCCTACAACAACAGGCTGAGCTAAAGCTTTTAGAATTGAACGCCAAGTTTGGAGGCACATTACAATGATCAGTTACATGAAAGAGGCTATAGAGCGTCTACGTGAGTGGAAGCGACAAAGAACGGCAGATGAGGCGCAAGCTCGGGAAGCCGAAGCCGAGGCAAAGGCGAAGCAGAAAGCGGCTTCTGACGCACGAATTGCGGCCAAGCAGGCCAAGATTGCGGGAGTTGAGCCTGCCCCAGTTGAGGCGCCAGCTCCAGCACCCGCACCTGCGCCTGAAAAGACACCTGCTAAAGCTAAGGCTAAGCCTAAAGCTAAAGCAAAAAGCCCAGCCAAGAAAGCACCAGCAAAGGGGAAAAAGTGATGGCACTTAAAAAAGGTAACAGCCCAAAAACTATCAGCGACAACATAAGCACAGAGGTTAAATCTGGCAGACCACACAATCAAGCTGTCGCGATTGCTATGAAGAAAGCCAAGTCCATGCGAAATGGCGGCGAGGTCAAGCGAGTGAAGAAGAAGGTTAGAGGTGGCGGTGCCGCTACTAAAGGTCTTAATTTTTACGAGATCGACTAATGCGCGAGGTTGATTTGGCCAGCTCGATCAAAAAAATGATCGAGGAACGACGTGAGCAACTGGTAACCACGTTGACAAGTGGTGCACTAACGTGCATGG